CCAGCCTCAGTTAAAATATGTTTAATCCATTCAGCATCAACCATGTAGTCTCTGAACTTCTTACCCCAAAAGTCTGGATCAATAAAGGGTATAATCAACCCCTCTTGTTCTGGATTAAGATTTTCTAAAAACTCCAAACCTGAGTTGGTATTATACAACACCCAGGCACTAATACGACCCTGCGTTATTTCATAACACAAAGTATTTCTGGGTCCTGATCTAAATATGTCCTTGAGCTCTATATTGTTAGCATCAGCTATTTCCTGTGCTGTTTCTAAAAATCTAGTCAGAGCATCTGATGCTTGCTCTGCTTTAATAAGCCCTGACATAAACTCAACATAGTAAGCATCCTTGCACCATTGATCTAACTTTTTGTTGTTCTTTAATAACCAGTCTATGAACTGTGCTATGCCCAATGCCCTGATGGCTTTAACATGACGTCCAAACTTCACAAAGGCTGTATAATAAGGACTCTTACTAAACTCCTCATAGGTTTTTAGTTTGGCACTGCCCTGTGTGGTTTCATAGAAACGCAGATAGGCTTTAAACCCAATCTGTACCGCTGGATCAGATTGCTGCTGCGCCCTGCGTTTAGGTTCACAGACATGAACACTCAGAGTGCTTTCTTTACTAAAGCTCTTATCACAATGCTTACAGGTGTAACTCATTCGTCTATGTGGTGATCTTCAACGAGTTTATTAAATTCTTCATCAGTCAATAAGTTGCACATAACATCAATATCAGCTAGTTTGGCTGTAGGATATATTTTAGACAATGCACTATGCCGCTTCTTACCATCGCCCTTGACATTACTAGGTATAGGAATCCATTCATGATACTGTGATCCCATGCCTGGGCTAATAGTTGTTAATACTAACCATTGTAGTTTGGCATGTTCTTTAGGTATGCTAAAGAACTTGTGATTGGCGTTGATGTTGGCGCTAGCCAGATAATAGCTTTCTAAATCAGTACCACCTTTGACACTACTACCCCAGCGCAATCCCATGTAACCAGAAAATTTCTTTTGTAGTTCAGGTCCCAGATTGTCATAAAAGTCTCGATCCTTACGGTCCATGGCTTTTAATAAGTCTGTGATAGGTATGGCTGGTGCTTTGGGTTTAGTTGTTTTCTTTGCTGAGCTCATAGAGTACTTTAAGTTGTTCTAAACAATCACGAATTGCTATGTTAGTTTCACTCATTTTTATAATGGCATGCCATTCATGATAGCCCATGACTAGCTTCTGTTTTTCTGATACAATTTGTTTAAAATCTTCACCTTGGCTACGCTGATAAATTGTTTCACTACCATCGGGACTTTCATAAACAATAAACTCAGTGGTGCTTTTGATCATGCAAAAATTAAGTACACCAGGTTAGTTTCACCAATGTTTTCTATCTCACAAACATCGCCTTCTTTGAGCTGTATGATATCATTACTCCAGACATTGTGAGTATTATTAACTTTACCCATGCCCCTGACAAACAATATATTAACAAAAGTCGCTACATTATACGATACTTTTTTACCTCTGAATATAACCTGCTTAGTAATTGCACCATAGTCACCGTTGGCTTGCCAGGTCCGACCATTAGTGTTTTCTTCTACAAGGTTGCCTTCGATGTCTGTAATGTTTAAAAACTTCATTTACCATACCTTTCCAATATCAACAATTTCGCTCTGCCTGCTTACATCTTTAATGAAATAGATGCAGTCAGGTTTAGGACCGTCGCTTAATGGTACTGTAAGTAAATGATTATTCTTTAACTTAGGGAAGTACCATTTTACATCCTGATAGACATCTAAAATTTCTATGTCTAAAAACCTAGGTCTAAAACTACTTAGCGGATTGAAACTAAATGCTTTAAATCCACGGTCGTTTACACTAGTAAGTGGTACTACTTCCAAGTCACCCAGATCAGGCTCACCTATGAGTATTTGCCAATCCACAGGCATTTTTAAAGTGTATTCGCCAATCTTTAATACCAGGGCTGGAGTATTAAAACTTTCCAAAAAGATTAAAGGTAGGAAAAAGTAATCTGGACTTTTAGGATTACTGTTGTCCAGAACACAAAAACGCAAATCTTCTACTTCATCTGGAATGTTGTCTATTTCAAAACTTGTATTTTCTACTGTTAGTATGTTCATTAATAAAACCTTGTTTGAATCAGTCTAACACATTAGACCGAGTAATGCAAATTATTTTTGCCAATCTATCTTCTCTATGGCATACGGATAATGAGCTTCAGTATAAAACTGTTTGCGTTTGGTTAAATGGCGCTTGCTGAATTTACAAGTGCTTGTTAAGTCCCAGATTTGTACGAAGTCTTTGTCCGCTGCTTTACGAATTCCTCGTCCAATACTCTGTATGACTCTGGTAAAACTTTTGCCTGGCTCAAGTAGTACCAAATTAAATATACGAGGGATATTAATACCAGTACTGGCAACGCCAAAAGTAGCGACAGAAACCTTATTATCATTTGTGGCATAGTCATCGTAGTGCTCTTTCCTATCATCTGTTTTCAACTTTCCACTTATAAACACACTATCTTCTAATAGCTCTACGAGCTTAGTACCAGTCGCTATGTGATTTACTAATACCAAGGTGTTGCCTGAGTCTTTGATACTATTTATTAGTGCTGCTATGTACTCTAGTCGCTTTTCCGTCGTAGTCAGATACTTAATCTCTGAATGATAGTCCTTGTATTCTGCATAATCTATCATCTGCACAATGTTAATATGGCAATTTGACAAGTGTCCGGCTTCTTGTAATTCATGCGCTTTAAGATGGCCTACTACATCACCAATGCTTACCTTGAGTGCTATGAAATCAAAGTCATCCTTGGGTATGGTTCCAGTTAATCCCCAACGAATAGGTATAGTACTCATGACCGTAGTAAGCAGACTCTTGAGCGCATCGGCCTTGGCCTGATGTACCTCGTCTACCATAACACATACTACCCCTTCTAGGAAGTCCATGATGCTAACTTCAGCTTCGCCTGACTTAGTATTCTTAAGCATATTATTAAGGCTTTGCCAGGTGCATATGGTATGCGTCTTGTTGTATTCCTTACGATCACCAAAGTATACGCCAACATCTAACCCAAGTAGTTTGTAGTCTACTTCAGTTTGTACTACTAAGCTCTTGTTGGGTACTATGATTATTGTGCGTCCATAGGCTTCGCATTTATGACTTAGTATGGCAGTCATGATGGTCTTACCAGCACCGGTTGCTACTTCCTGTAAACACTGAGTATTGTTCAGGAACTCGTTTATGACTGGTAACTGATAGTCTCTGATTTTTACAGGCTGGCCAGCGTCAGGATGCTCCACGGGCCATTTAAAGTGACTGTAATCGTCTTCTTTGACAGGCTCAAAGGTATATTTGTTCTTATAGTCTCTGAGGTCTTCTAACTCAATATCATAACCAGCACTTTCTAAGTCTGGTAGTATCTGTGGTAACAGATTGATATAAGTGCTACCGCCCAACTGAAAGAAATAGGTACATCCATCCCAGCGTCCTAGACGAACTGCTGGTAAGTGACGTGCATACGGTAACTGATACTTGAACTTCTGATGCAGTTTGCGGCGATCAGAAACATCCAGTCCTTCTATTTTACAGTTTACTTCGTCTTTAATTATTATTTTTACCATTAGGGTTCTTTATTGTTAACATCTTTACTTTAGTATGATACTTTAAACTGTTAGTTATAAGCAAGGTCTCTGACTCCAGATCGTTATCAACTATGAATTGCATACCTTCATCCAAGGCTGTGGAAGGATTTGTTGATTGATACAGGTGATTCCGTCGTGCAACTACCTGATGGCAACAGTTTATTTTATTTACATCAAAATCTGTTATGGATAGTGGGTTAATATTCTGATTTCCCTTTACTATATGTATATGCTGTATTAAATCCTGAGGCAAGGGATGTGTTTTGTCTGTGGTCCACCAGAGTATGTATTTACGACCCACTGTATCTGCATAGTATTTTATGTCTTCAAAAGTAAAGTCATCGACTGGTGAGAATATTAAACCATTACACCAGGTTATAAATTTAAATATATTGACGTCTAATATTTTATTAACATTATATCCGTATTCATATGCCCTGTCATAAAGCCAGTATAGCTTTTGGGTAGCTTCCATTCCAGCAGTTTTTTTTCGCAAGTGCGCTCGTAACTCAGGACTGGCATGAGTTACATTACCGTTGGGCAACAACTCCATTTTATAATTTCGGTGTTTCTGCTTGAACTGATTAGCCTGGTCCATGACTTCAGAAGCTCTGTCAGTTATTAGCATAGGAAACTCTTTAGCGAATCGTTCTAGTATACTAATATTGTCCAGGGATGGATATGCTATGCCCTGTTCCAGATCAAAGGTTCCTTTCATCTGGTTTGGTTTGTTCCAGAAATCTCTATAATTTTTCATCCTATGTGTAAATGAAAATTTAAAATATGTGCCATCAAAGTCTATGTAGGGCTCTGTGGGATCCTGACTTGGTCTTATTTGAAATCTGGGTTGGGCTGTTTTAACTTGCTCAGAGTCAATACCATATTTGCGTAACTGCCTATTATATTTTTGTACAAGAGTGCGTATCAGATCAACCTGTGGCTGAGTAAGCCCTGAGCCTATGTTATGCATGACTATGCCTTGTACAAATAACTCGTCAGCTCTGCTCAACCGCAAAGGCATAATTTTAGCATTAGCCAGATGCATCAGGGCGTTTGCATAGTCTTCTAGGTACACAGGTTCGCGCATCATAGCAGTCTACAGGTTACAGAAACAGAAGTCAAAAAGATGCCCCACGAAAAATAATATGTGGGGCATCAAAAAACCGCTGTAAAGCTAGACTAAACAGCGGTTAGGAGCAACCTAATTACGCCTTGCAAACCGTAGCCAGTGCCAGGTTACGCCAATTGATAGCATTTATGCGCTTCAGGTCTGCAATCTTAAGCGCCATACGCAAGCTCATTTCGCGCAGTTTGTTACGATTGGCTTCCATGAATTCCAGGATTTCAGTCTGGTCTTCATCGTTGAATTCGTAACCGTCAAACAGCTCACCAGTCTTGGCAATCTGCTTGATGCGCAACAATTTGTCACGCTCAGTATTCATGGTCAGATCCAGAAAGTGGCAGCGCGACTGAAGTGCAAGTAAGTGCTCTTGCAGGGTCTTGCTACGGACCTGATCAAACTTCAGGTTAGTAATAAAAATTACTGAACCGCGGAACTCGAAGCTGTCAGGAATACCTTCATCGCGGAGCACTCGGCTTTCTGAGTTCCAGCTAATCTTGCGCTTCTTGCCCGAGTCCAAGGCGCCCTTGAGCAAGTTCAGAGCTACATCGTCGAACAGTATGGTGTCGCAGTCATCGAATACCACCACGCTTCCACGCTCACTGAACTTATACAGGATCTGATACAAGCCCAGGGCAGTAGCAGCACCCTTGACCACTTCGTATTTGGCTTTCTTGCTAGAAATTTTCTCAAACAAACTATGCTCTTCCAGAACCTTTTCCACACCAAAGCTCTTACCAACTCCTGGCGGGCCTGTAACGATGAGCGCACGAATCTCGCCGCAAGTAGCAGCCTTGGTCATGTCAGTCAGGATTTCGAAGCGGGTACCAATACGCTCCATGATTTCTTCGTCAGTCTCAGTCTGCACTTCTGCCTGAACTCCGGTGCTTACAGGCTGCAAGTCTGAGCTCTGAGCCAGGTATTCGGACTCAGAAACAAATTCATAGTCGCGGGGACTATCAATCATAACACGAATGTTACGGTCTACCTTGTAGTAGGAACCGTTAACAGTAACATATCCACCCTTGCTGCCAGTCTTAAACTGCTCAACCAGGGGAAGCACTACGCCACGAACAGTTTTCTTAGCATAGGTACCTTGTTTAACACGGATATAACTACTCATCGTCTAGCTCTCCTAATTAGTTAGTATGCTGCTATTATGCACTAATTGGGCCACTTTGTCAACCACTTCTTATGCTGCGTGGGTTGCTGGGCTCTTGTTATTCACTATGTAAGCATTATGCAGGTTTTCAGCCCAAAAGTCAAGCATTTTCTGAGCTGAAAAAACCTCAATGAAATCAAGGACTTAGATATCCTTGTCCAGTGCATCCCTGAGATTTTTAAACACCTTGAACATCCGTTTCATCTCAGCTTCAGGGTCTATGGGCTTGCGTTCAATGCACAGGGTCTCGGCCTTTTTAAGCTGACTACTGGTTTCCAGGCACTGGCGCATGGTGTCAAAGCTCTGGGCTTCGTACACTCCTTGCGAAGTAAGGATTAAGAGTACAAACAATGAGTTCATATTAGTCCTCTGAGTCGGATGAGCTACGCTTGTTGGAGGCTTTACTATCAGTAAAGTCTTTGATGAACTTGATTACCTTACGCTGAGCGTCAAAAACATATTCCTGACCATCAACGCTTATTACAAAGCCGTTCTGTACCTTACGGATTTCGATAACTTCAAACATTTTTGACTCCTGAGTTGAACAACATAAGGCTAGTATATACTAATTTGATTCAAAAAGCAAGTACTATCTATTCATTTTATAGATCTGGGTCAATGGCCAAACCTTGCCATTGTTTGACCTTGACCTGTTCGGGTGGTTCTCCCCGGGGTTTGGTCCAGGTCTCACCAGTCCATTTAGCTCGATATTCATAACCTTTACTAGTCTTTGTACTGTATTCACCTGGTCTGGTAGGAGTCACTTTGGCTGGAAACCATTCAGTCATGGGGTATTTGATATCATCCATGTCCTTATATCTTTCCCATTTGCCATCTGTATTTGACCCGGCGATGTAAAAACCAAAATCAGAACTCTTACCGGTGGTGCTACCGCCATTATTATCTATGTCGTCATCGCCGTATGATACTGAACTGATTATCTCATTGCCATCAATCTCATCATAGCACAACGTGATCTTACCAATGTCCAAGGGTGATGTAAGTTCTATCTCACCCTCAAAGAAGGTACCCTTCTCGCTGCTGGAACCAATGAACACCACAGTGCCTGCAGGTTTTGCATCGATCCAGATTTCATCACCACAAGACCATTC